GGCACTACCGGTAAACGTCTTCAGTGCAGCGTTGCCGCCAATAGCACCGCGAGCGCCGTTGACCCGAGTACCAATAACCGTGTCAGCCTGAATCGAATAAAGCTGATCCGGGTCATCGTTAACACGAATCCACACGTCGGTGTAGCCAGCGGTAATCGCACCAGACGGCAGGTACTGCGCGAACAGCGACTGCTTGGTATCCGGCGAGACGTAACGCACGCCAACACACACGCCAACCACGGTATTCGTAGTCGTCGGAGAGCCAGCGGTACGAGGCGTAATCACTCCATTAGTGTTGATGTACATAACCGCACCGGTGTAGTACGCGGCGGCGACGTTGCTCGGAAGATAGAACTCCCGAGTAGCACCACCGTTGAAGGATTGACCGCCGACCAGATTGACCGGCTTCAACCCATAGGGGGAAGCAGTGTTAGCCATTTAAGACTCCTAGAATTATTTAGTCAGACCTTTCCCAAACGTAACCTGCGTCTTCTTATCTTTGAAGAGCGGCATACGTGGGTCACTCTCACGCATGAAGTTATTATCGACAGCCTGAATCTCGGCTTCGGTTTTGTTCCTATAATAAGCCTCACGCTGTTCAGCAAATTCTTTCGGCATCTTGCACAGGAGAAGTCCCCCAGTCTCAATGCCATCCTTGAACCGACTATTTGGGTCGGCCATTGTGAAAGCCTCGGGGTGATCAGACGCCTTTACGGGCTCCCAACCTTCCCTAAACTTGGACGAGATGTTATTCACGTCCGGAGTCCCCATAGTGCTGACGCGAACATAGCGATATGCGTACCCGTCTTCGTGGTTGATTTCAGGCAGCAAACTCGGAGGAGCCCAACTTCTTGGACGCGAAGCCGCTTCACGAGTGTCGTTTTCTCTACTGGTTCGATTATCAGACATTAAGTTCACCCAATTTAATTAGTTCGCGAGCATATTGCTCAGGAGTTAGACCGAGGCGCTTTGCAATACTTACCTGAGATACCGTAAGCGTGACTTTTTTAGGACCGGTTGTTCGACGAGCGGAAGCAACTACTGTTTTTCGCTCGGAGCTATCGCTCTTGAACTTTTCGGGAAATCTACGGCGGATTTCTTTGTCGATCTGGCCGTAATATTCATCCGAAGTCGGGTCCATACCGTCATTTACGAGTTCCTCATGCAAACCATAAGCGAACGCCGTCATCGTCCTATTCTCTCCGAACCATTTATTGCGTTCTTGCCACGCAAGGGCTTTGGAGTCCGGCTTAGGAACCGGAGGTTCCTGCTCGGTAGGAATATTATGTACTCTATAATCAGAAGGCTGTAAAGATGGTTCGGGGAAATTATAAACAGGCTGATAAGATTCAGCTTGCTGCAACCGAATCTTAGCCCCAGTCAGTTTTTCCTGCGCTTCGGCAATTTTGTCGGCGTCGCCAGAATCATAGGCTTCCCGGAATTGCCGTTTGGCAAGGTCTAATTCATTTTCATACGCCTGCTTGGTAGTGCCCATCAAAACCTGTTCGCCAGCAGACAAACTCTTTTTCAGGGACTGATTTTCTTCCGCAAGGCGGCGCGCTACCCGTACTGCCTCGTCACGTTCCCGTGCGGCGGCTTCCTTGGCTCTACGCTCGTCGTGCCAAACCTTTTTAAGCTGTTTGGCTTTTTCCTTGGAAAGTTCATCCAATTCGTCTTGTTCAAGCTCTTGAACAATCGGCTCTGGCATAGGCTCCCGGCCCCGGTCCTCTTCAGGCGTATCGTCCTCAATTTCTACTTCTACCGGGTCAATATCGAGTTCTGCGACTTCGACGTTCTTTTCATCAGCCATGTCTACCCCCTATTAAATGCCGCGAGAAATACCGCGAGGATCTTCAACCACTGCTTCCACGCAATCATCGTTGATAAGCCGGAACGCCTTCCCGTGAATGGCCAACCGCACACCCGCAAGGGGGCGGACCACCACAAAATCACCTTCCTTACAGTACGGCCCTGACGGAAACCTAGATTCATCTTTGTAGCAATCTGGCCCCATTTTCACCACAAAAAGAACCGTAGCCATCAACTCTTCATTGCGGACGGTCTTTTCTGCCTTAATTAGCCCACTGTCGTATTTATCTTCGATGTCCGGAATAACACACAGGATCTTGAATCCTTTAGGCTCAGGCAGTTGTGCAGCCTTCTTTTCTGGGTCGAGGGCTTGTACCTCTTCCTCAATAATATCGGTCATTTAATATTCCTCTATATTTCGTTTAAGATCTTCAATTTCACTCTTCGCCTTTAAAAGCCCGTTAAGTACCCCGCAGATATACCGATATTCAGCATAATCAGTGGCTACCCCAGCCGCTAAATCCTCTGACGCATTAACGTACATTTCCTTAACGCGCTCCAAAACCACGTCCAAAATATCCATTATTTTTCTTTCTTAGGCGGTTTTGCAGCCTGTTTTTCTTGCGTTGACTGACGGAATTGAACGTCAGTGTTGTACTTTTCTCGGTCAAAGCTGTTCCGGTCACCGCTCTGAACGGCCTGCATACCCATCTTGGCCCCTTCAATAAGCTGCTTAACCTCCAAGTCTTTATCCTTACGGCGGGACTCTTCCTCGGTTTTACCCGCTTCCACAATGAGCTTGGCTTTTTCCAACTCAAACTTGGCCTTATCCAGCTCAATAGTTGCCATTTCCTTCTGCGCTTTAATCTCAAGCTCTTGCTTCCGCAAATTAAGCTCTTCCCTCTGAATGATGTTCAGCGGATCTTGCTCTTCCTGCGCTTGCTGTTCCTGCGCCGCCTCGGCCTGATTCTTCTGCTGTAGCTGAGAAGAGGCTTGAGCAACCAACCGAGACAGTGAGACCTCGACCTCTTCCGGAAGCTGTTGGTCTTCTGGAGGCAGGGCAACGCCCAACTGCTCTTCAATCTGCTTGCGATAAAGAAACGCAATATGTTCAGCGATATGCGCCGCGCCTGCCGCCATCATGGTTTGGGCATTCGGGTTCTGCTGCATTAGCTCTTGGAGTTTCGGATCTTGCGAAAACGCCATGTGCGTCTGGATGTGCGCTTCGTGGTCTTGGTACATGAACGCCTTGACGGGTTTACCTCGAAGCACGTTCATATTTTCAGAAACTGGATCTTCAGGCTTTGCTTCATCCTTGTTAGGCAATACTTTGCCAATATTCTTAACCCCCAACGCCTCCAGCATCTGACGATGCAACTCCTGCATGTCATACATTTGCGGCGAAGACTGAGCTAACTGCATCACCGCCTGATACTGCACAACCTTCTGCGCCATGGTGCTGGAGTTCGGATCTGACACGGGGATAACCTCCACCATGTCGTAATCCCCCTGCTTGGCCTTGCGTCCACCCTCGCTGGGCTCGTAGTCATACATCTTCGGCGTAAAGTCACGAATCAGCGACGACAACAGCCGAAATTCGCGCTTCATTGCGTAATGAATGCGCGCCTGCACAGAAGTCATGACCTTCAGTGTGCGTTCCAAAATAGCCAGTGTGGTGCCTACAGGAGACTGAGACGACATATCCGACACCTTGAGATCGGAAGTCGAAGCGAACTTGCGCCCCTCCTCCACGATAGTCCCAAGAAGCTGATACAACGTCTGACTCGGCTCCTTGTACGGCAGCGTCATGATGTTGTCTTTGATAGTCCCGCTCGCTACGTCTACATCGCGGAACTCTCCCGGAGAGATGGGGGTGTCGTCTCCTTTAATCCGCATACCTCGGGTTTTAAACCCTCCGGGCAAATTCGAGAGAGTACCGGCATCAACCAGTTGACGGATAAGAGAAGTGCCAGATTTAGCAAAGCTGCCAAGAAGATGCACAAGACCAAACGCATAGAAGCCAAACCCCGGAATGTATGGATAGTGGACGAAATGCTCCCGCTTTTGTTTCTTCTCGTCATCGGGAGCCCAATTACGATAAATCGAAAGGATGGTTTCGGTCGTCTTCTCTATGGTCACCACGTAAGGCAACGCAACGCCGTCTTGTTCCTCGTCCTTAGCTTCCTCGTCACTCTCCTCATAATCGGCCAGATTGAGGTCAACGTGCATCTCTAGAATCTTAAATCGATCATCGGAAGTGGCAGAGAACCCCATATTTTCCGCAATCTTCTTCTCAACCTCATCCAAGTCACCTTTGCGTGGCTCGCCCAAATCAACATCTCGATAGAAGCCCGCAACCTGAAGTTTGCGAATTTCATTCTTCGATTTCCTCATCACGTGCGTGATACGTTCAGCGGTTTCCAAATTAGACGCGCCATACGGCACTACGAGATCTTCCGCAGGGACATACAACGCAACTTGCCGCTCAAGTGCTGAGTCGTAGTAAATTTTCTTGAACGCATTCCCCGCAAGCCCCAACCCCCACAGCAGCCGCTCATGCTCCGGGCGATACTCAGTCATCACCTCTGTAAGCTGGAAGTTCATATCCTCGGTGACGTTTTGTGCTGCGCGTTTCTTAGCCGGAGTCTCTTTACCGATAATCTTCGCCTTGACCGGACCCCCGGCAGGGAACGTCTCCATGATGGTCTCGGACTGAAACTTGACGAGGGCCTCGGACATCAGCGGATGAAACACGCCGCACGCACCTGACCAAGGCTCAGTCCGCTTCTCGATCTTTAGTCCTAGCAACTCCAACCCGTCGATGTAGGTCTGGAGCCAGTCTTTGCGCGAAGAAAGATCTCCTTCAAAATCCTCAAGTAGGTCGGAAGCAAGCGTGGACAACACAGAATCGGACATCCGCTCCGCTAAATTCTCAAAGAACTCGCTGTCCTTATCCTCTTCGTCAATCTTGGGAATGCCCAACAACTCATCCAAATCAAGCTCGGCCTCCGACTCCTCCTCTACTTCCTCGTCAGGGAGGCGACTTCCGTCGTCTACGATCTCTACTTGAAGCTCCGGGGTATCGTTCTCGTCACGCTCGGCCATGAATTTTTCCTCTTAGTAATACGGTTTTCTGTTGGGGTTTCTGTACCGCCAGTCCAAGCCTTCGTCGGGTTCATCCAACACAGACCGGACATACCCTCCCTTACGAAACCGCGCTAACGCCATCGAAACTGAGTCCACGTAATCGTCATGCTCCCCCGCAGGAAATGACGCCACTTCCTCCACCACCTCTTCAGCCCACCGGGTTTCCGGAGTCCAGACTCTACCAGAAGCAAAGATGTCAGAAACTGCGTTTAGCCGAGATATCTTGTCGTTTCCTTTGGTTGGCGTGAACTCCTGCACTGGAATACCCATGGACCGAAGCTCATAAATAAGTGGGGCACCGCTTGCCTTCTTTTCAATAATCACACCGTCTGGTTCCCACTCTTTATATTGATCAAGAACCAACCGCTTTAATTCGGGAAATTCTAGCCGGTCACGGAAAGCGTTAAGAAGAATTATGTTTGCTTGAGGCATTCCTCTTTCTTCTTTTCTAACTTCCCAATCACTCCCGTCATCGTCCAAATAAAAAACTCCCCAAATAGTGCAGGCACTATAGTCCGCTCTGTTATGCTTCTCAAATGCTGTATCCCAAGACATCAGAATAAATTCGCACGGAGGAGGAGTTTCTTTTTCCCAAACCCGCCACCACTCTCTTTTGATAATTGCCGACGCTTCGCTCGTCGGGTCCTGCATGTACTGTGCAGACCACTTGGGGAACGGTAGCTCGTTCCGGAGGACTTCCAATTCTTCAAGCGGCCAAAACTCTGGCCAGAGGGGGTTTCCCGAAGGTAAAATGGCAGGGAAGTCGATCACTTCCCACTCCTCACCGTCTCTCAACGCGGCGGCTTTCAAGACTTGCGCAGTCAAGTCGCGCTTGGACCACCTCGTCATAACAATGACAATAGCGCCACCCGGTTGTAGACGCTGCCTTGGTCCCGAGGTGTACCACTCGTACACCTTGTCGTAGACTTCCGGATTCGATTCGGCGATTGTCGCCTCTTGTTCTGAGTGTGGGTCGTCAATAATAAGGAGATCTGCACCCTTACCGGTCACCGCACCCCCGACACCGATAGCGAAATAGTCGCCTCCTTTGCTGGTATTCCATCTTCCTGCCGCTTTTGAGTCCACTTGCAGCACGGTATTGGGAAAAATCTCGCGATAACGGTCCTCATCGACCAAATTTCGGACTTTTCGACCAAAATTAACTGCCAATTCGGCAGTGTGAGAGGTTTGGATGACCTTTTTCTCAGGAAATTTGCCCAAAAACCACGCTGGAAGCAGGTAGGAGGCGAATTCTGACTTGGTATGCCGGGGCGGCATATTAATAATGAGTCGTTTCACCTCTCCCCGAGCCACTCTCTCAAACGCACGAGCCATTTTTGCGTGATGCCGACCGGAAATGAATTCCGGCCACATGGCTTTAACGAAGACTAGAAATTCATCCGACGCTCTTTGCTTAGCAACTGCTTTTTCGTATCGCTCTAAGTCAATTAAAATAGAGCGTTTATCTGCTTCAGATAAAGAAGAAAGGTTATTCAGCAGTGTATTTATCTCTGCTGGAGTTAAATTTAACTCCGCGTTAGTTATCTTCTTGTGCTTCGTCTGCAACATAATCTATATCTTCTTCTTTTGCTACCTCAATCACTTCTTCAGTATCTTCTATTTCCTCGTCGTTAACTAGCTCTGCATCTTGTATGTCTATGTTTCCTCGACCTAGCAAACGATTAAGTTTTTCTTTGATAGAGTGCTCAATCTGCGCCGGAGAAGTCGCTGTAATAGTGATTTCGCTCTTCTCTACAAACAACCCAACATCAGAAATCTTACCTAGCAGCTCCAGAGCTTTTAGCTCGCTCTTGGTATCCCCGCAGCTCGAAAGTTCTATGAGCCTGTTTGTGACGTAGGTCCGCAACTGCGCTACATCTTTTACTACCTGCCGGTCGTACTCATCTAATAGGGCGGTCAACTTGACTGCCGCAGCGGTAGATACCCCTGCCGTGGAAGACACCTTTTTACTAGGCACCACTACAGGCGGAGGCACGTACCCCCGAGGGAAGATACTGTTCTCTCCTATCTTATCTATAGCGTCCTGCACAGAAGAATTGAAACTCTGTAGCAGCTCTAAGGGAGTTGCTTCTTCGCATTCTCCTGCCGTGGGCATCCCCCACGACATTAGTAGGTGCGTTGTGTAGGCAATAATTCTAGCAACTTCTTCCGCCCCGCGTTTGTCCTTCCGTTTCCCCGCTTTCCGCACATCGTCTTCTACAGCATTGATGTTGTAGTCGTCATCGTATTCTGCTTCGTGCAGATCCAAGGCAACTAAGAATGTGGGAGTCACTGAAACGTGACCGGGGGTAATTAATGAGTTCATAGGTTTTTGGTATGTAGGCAATCCGCTTTGATCCGTTCGCGTGAAAAATACAGCAAAAACAGGAAAATACAACAGATCAATTTTTCTACGGCGGATCTTTTTGCTCTTTTCTTTACTATAAATATATCCCCCGTATATGGGACCCATTTAGAAAAATGAAGGGGGGTGTTTCTGGATTTGGAAAATGAAGATTGACTGAGCAAATTAGTATTACGTATAGATCGCGGGACTCCTAAACCGATTTCGGGGGGGTGGGGGTCGCCCTGCGGCCAGCTTGACATTGTTAATGGATTCTGGTCTAATGCTCCCACGTCGCAACAATCAACAACGCGCCAGCGACGGGCGCAGGAGATATGGCAATGAACGGATCTGATGTTTTGGTGGCGGCCCGTGAAGCGGCAATTGCGTTTGCTGATCCTTCAGTTGTGAAAGCCGGCAGTGTAGTCGACAAGGCGGTCTCGAAGGTAACGCACGCACTAGTGGCGGCGCTGGGCGATAAGCCCGACGCGCCTACGGTGAAAGCGCTC